TGGCAAGCCTGGACAGGATCACGGCGCCGGGGGACCTCGTTGATCGAGCTCTTGAGCGTAGGGCCAGCGCCAACACGGGCATCCCCATGCCGTGGAGCAAGCTACAGGGCCAGTTCGCACTGCGTCCTGGTGAGCTTGTCCTGCTTGGCGGCTACTCGGGGCACGGCAAGTCGGCGGTTGCTAACCAACTTGCATTACACGCTGCCTCCCTTGACTACAGGGTAGGCATCGCGAGCTTAGAGCTACCAGCGGAATACGTCTTCGACCAGATGGCGGGCGTTGCTGGTTGCATCAAGGAACCACACGAGCACTGGATGAGGCGGTTCGGTTACTGGGCCAACCCGCGCATCTTCTTCTATGACCGCGTGGACTCAGTAACGCCGGACGAATGCCTACAGATGATTATCGGTATGCGTAAGTTTCACGGCTGCGACTTGGTCGTGCTGGACGCCCTGATGATGGTCGGCTTAGGCGATGACCTAGAGGCCGAGAAGCTATTCACCCAGCGACTGGCCGAGGTAGCTAAGGCGTTTGATGTGTGCGTGCTGCTAGTGGCACACCTACGCAAGCCAGCGGGTGGCGAGGGCGAGAAAAAGGTGCCGAGCAAGTTCGACTTTCTCGGTAGCTCCAACATCCTCAACGTCAGTAGCTCCGCGATCCTGATCCACGACAACAAGGAGAAGGCATACGCAAGGAGCCAGGGCGAAGAGGTAGACGACAGCTACGGTGACACCAAGTTCATCGTAGCCAAACAGCGTTACGCCCCATACGAGGGCGTGGTGCATCTCTATAAACACGACAAGTGCCGAGCCCTGTGCAACAACGCACAGCGCATGTACCGACCCATAGACATCGGGGCGGAGGACGGCTGGAAAGCTAAACGGGAGGGCAAGAAATGCCGGTTAGACGAAAAACCTATTGGCGAGTCTCACTCGGAAAAGGAGCTGTCTACTTTCCCGACGAGGAAGACGCCAGAGATTACGCAAAGCAACGAGCTGCCGATCCAGACAATTGGGACGGTATCCCATTCGTTACTGAGATCGACGAGCGAGAAATGATCACGCGCATAAACACGCTTGAAGTTAGTAACCAACAACTGAGGACCAATTAATGTTTGAGCTAATAGTAATGACACTGACCGTTCTGGTCGTGTGTGGCGGCGTTCGCCGCGAGGTAGTACGGGTATTGGAGGCCACTGTCAATGAGTGAGATGACTAATTATCAGCAGATCGTGGCAGTTAGCCGGTACAGCCGGTGGGACGAGGAGAACCAGCGCCGCGAGATGTGGCCAGAAACAGTGGCCCGGATGGTCGACTTCTGGCAGAAGCGTTGCGACCTGACCGACGCCGAGGCAAAGGAGCTGCGAGACGCAACTACTAACCTCGAAGTCATGAGTTCAATGCGCGGCCTGTGGACAGCCGGCAAGGCCCTAGAGCAGGACGAGGCAGCGATCTATAACTGTGCAGCCATCGGCCTGTCAGATCCGCAGCACAGCCTGCCCGAGGTGATGTACCTCCTGATGCTTGGCTGTGGTGTTGGCTTCTCTGTCGAGGATCGCTTTATCTCTAAGGCGCCCACTGTGGCCGAGGAGTTTCACGACAGCGACTCTGTGATCGTCGTACAGGACTCGCGTATCGGTTGGTGCAAGGCGTTCAAGACCTTGCTGTCCATGCTGTACGCGGGTGACGTTCCGAAGATCGACTACAGCCGAGTGCGCGAGAAGGGTGTCCCGCTGAAAACATTCGGCGGCCGCGCCAGCGGCCCCGGACCACTCAAGGAGCTGTTTGACTTCACGATCAAGACGTTCCGCAACAGTGCCGGAAAGAAGTTAAGCAGCGAGTGCCTTCACGACCTAGCCACAATGACGGGCCAGATTGTCATAGCCGGCTCAGTCCGCCGCAGCGCAGAAATTTCCCTTGGAGATCAAGGGGATGAGAGGCATCGACGCCTCAAGACTGGCGCCTGGGGTGACCTCAACGGGCACCGTGCGATGGCAAATAACAGCGCCGTGTACCAAGGGCGCCCGGATCTGCCTGACCTGATGGGTGAGATGCACAGCCTGTTCCTGAGTTACTCCGGGGAGCGCGGCATCTTCAATCGTGAGGCGGCGCAGAAGAAGGCGGCAAAGGTAGGGCGTGATCCGAACGTGGACTACCTCTGCAACCCTTGCGCTGAGATCCTCTTGGATCCTGACGGCGGATTATGCAATCTGTCCGAGGTAGTGATTCGCCCGGACGACAGCCTCGAAGACCTGATTGGAAAGGTCCGGTTGGCAACCATCTACGGGACCATGCAGTCCACGATGGTGTCGTTTAGGTTCCTCAGAAGGTCGTGGTCTAACAACGCATCTCGACTCAGATTATTGGGAGTCTCATTAACGGGCATAGCTGATCACAAAGTGATGAGCGGCCGCAAGGGCGAGAAGGTTCTGGCTGAGTGGCTGACCGCCATGAAGGCAGAGGCGTACAGGGTCAACAAGGAGTGGGCAGCGCGTCTGGGCATTCCCGAGTCGGCAGCAATATGTACAGTGAAACCGTCCGGGACAGTCAGCCAAACTGTCGCGTGCTCCAGCGGAATTCATCCAGCCTATGCGCCCTACTACGCTCGGACAATAAGACAAGACGTAAAAGACCCAATTTGCGACTTCCTTATCGACGCCGGGGTGCAGCACGAGCCGTGCGTCATGAAGCCAGAGACGACGATGGTGTTCACGTTCCCGCAGAAGGCACCGAAGGGTGCACTGACAGTGGACGACGTTGGGACCATCGAGCAGCTAGAGCTGGCCCGAATGTACAACGAGCACTGGGCGTGCCACACGGTTTCCATTACCGCGTACTACGAGCCTCATAACTACTTTGAGGTCTGCCAGTGGGTATATGACAACTTCTCGTACTGCATTGGCCTCTCCTTCCTGCCAAAGGATAACGGGTCATATAAGCAGGCCGTGTACACGCGGATCACGAAGGAGGAGTACGACGAGATGGTCGCCAAGGAGAGGCCCATCGACTGGAGCAAGCTGACCGAGTTTGAGCTAGAGGATCGCACTCAGGGAGCACACGAGCTGGCATGTGTCGGCGACAAGTGTGAGATCTCGTGAGCGCCAAGCACTGGTGGGACAGCGACAGACCACCTCGTGACTACGCACTAGCCCTGCTGGAAATGCAGGGCGAGCCAGACCGCCAGAAATCTTTTATGGAGACGCACGTACCCGAGCACATCCGGGACATCGTGCGCGACCACTACAAGACGGCGGTTGCTCTAGGAGGTAACAAGTGATCAAGGAAATCATGCGGCGAAGGATTGCCGCGCAGACCAAGGAGTACTTAGCCAGGGGCGGGGTCATCGAAAAGGTGCCCCGCGTGATCTTTTGTCCAGCAAACATGGAGTGGGCAAGGAGGCGCGGCTGGGACTGGTCGCCATGGAACCAGAAGGGATCTCTTGGCGATCAGGTGAAGGTATTTGAAATCCAGAACATAGGCGAGGGCTGTTACCTAACCAAGCCAGCCGCGTTTGAGGGATCGGAGGATCGATGACATGGACGACGATTATGAGGAGATTGAGATGCTAGGGGATGAATTTCACCACGCCCTACTGGGTGCCGTGTACGAGCAGGACGGGGCGCCAGTGCCCTGCTACTCAAGCGGCGCAATCGTGGACCAGCTGCTGACCGAGGGCTACACCGAGGAGCAGGCGGTTGACTACATCAACGAGGTGACGGAGGGCGCGAAGATCCTGTGGATACATCCGCTAGAGCTTGAGCCGGAGTTCACCGAAGACCGGCGCCCCCTCCTGACCATTGTGCCGAAGAAAGAAGACATGCACTGATGGGGTTCGGCGGAAAGATCAAACGCACCCAAGCAGACAAGCACCTGTCCGACTGTGTGAGGAAGTCAGCGCAGTGGAAGTGCCAACGCTGCGAGAAGGACTACAAGGAGAAACCGGCTGGCCTGCAATGCAGCCACTTCATTAGCCGTGCCCATTGGGGCTCTCGATTTGATCCAAGGCAGTTAAGCCTCTGTGCTTACTGCCACCAGTACGTTGAGGGTCACCCAGTTGAGCACATAGAGATATTTAAGCGAGTCCATGGAGGGGACAACCCGGATGAAGTTATTCAGCAGATGGTCGAAATCGCCGCCTGTAAAGGACGAGCCCAGTACGCCAGAAACAACCTTAAAGCAATATCAGCCCACTACCGAGGTGAATCAAAACGTCTCGACGGTGAAATCCAAAAAGCCAAGGAGGGCAAAAAGCATGACCTCACAGTCTACGGATACATCAAGCCGCCGTCACTTAGTGATCCCGGACGTTCAACATAAGCCGGGATGCAGCACCGACCACCTAACGTGGGCAGGCAAGTACGCAGTAGAGATGCTGCCTGATGTCATCGTGGTGATTGGCGACTGGTACGACCTACCCAGCCTGTCCAGCTACGACAAGGGTAAGAAGTCTTTTGAGGGGCGCCGGTACGTCAAGGACATCGACGCAGGCAACGAGGCAATGGACGCATTCATGGCCCCGATCCATGCAGAGATCGCCCGACGCAAGAAGGGCAAGCGAAAAAGCTGGGAGCCCGAGCTGCACTTCACGCTGGGTAACCACGAGAACCGCATCACCAGGGCAGTAGAGGACAGCGCAGAGCTAGAGGACCTGATGTCATTT